CGCAGAAGATTTTATTGTATGGCATAGTGCCATGACTGAACAAAACGAGGAAGGCGAAGAAGTGCCTGTCCCAAGACCAACTAACGCACCCAATCGGGTTTTCTTATAAAATGACTAATACTGAAATAATCTCAAAAGGAGTGACAGGCATATTTGGTTCATTGATAGCCGTTACAATCCCTTACGCTGAATTTATTCAGTGGGTTATACAGGTTATTGGTGGTCTATTAGGAATAGCTGTTGCTGTAATTACACTTTACAACTTAATTAAAAGGAAAAAATGAATAAAGAATCAATACTCGGAATCGTAAGACACATCCTCACCTTCGGTGGAGGGTTCATGACACAGAATGGAATGGCAACTCAAGATGATATCACTACAGGTGTTTCAGCAGTTGTTACTCTTGTTGGTGTTATATGGTCAATCTTATCTAAGAAGAAGTGATGTATCACGGAAAGTCAGGTAAGAAGAAAAAAGATTATTCAAAAAAGAATAATTCTAAAAAGTCTATTTTAAAAGCAGCCTATAGGGAAAAGAAAAAGAAGTGACCTTCATAAGCATTATAAAGTCAGCTTTGAGTTCATACGCTGCATACACAAAACTAAAATATAGGAGGCATATCTATGAGATTGAAGATGAAATTGATCGGCTTGCTGGCGATGGTAGCCCTTCTGCCAAGCTGCGTCTTGAACGACTTAGTAGGAGACTCAGCCTTGAACGAAAGCGCAATATATGATCCCCCCACGATTACCCTTATAAAAGGGTATGACTATCCCTTCGTAGAAGGAAACCTCATGGGTCGTGGGCAGAAGTTTCACAGTGATTATTCCTACAGACGTGCTATAATTATAGGAAATGATAGCAATATGCGTAGGCCACAGCCGACCAAATGACTCAGGAGCAGCCTCTGTAACTGGAGTCACTGAATGGGATTACAATTCCCAACTGGCTGACATGATCAGCGATAGTTTAAAGGTAAAACACAAAATCTACTCAACCTATAAAGGAAACAGTTATTGGAGTGCGATGAAGTGGTTAGCAAAGACTCTGCGTAATGACGGAGTGGAAGCAGCCATAGAGCTTCATTTTAATGCTGCTACTCCATCAGCAACGGGACATGAGTGGCTGTACTGGAACACTTCAGAGAAAGGAAGGTTGTTCGCTAGATCTTTACGGGATTCTTTTGAGGATTGTTTCCCACAATTAAGAAGCAGAGGCATTCGACCACGTAAAAAAGGAAGCAGAGGGGCAGGGTTTTTAAGATTAACTCACTGTCCAGCGACTATCGCAGAACCGTTTTTCGGAAGTAATGAGGAGGATTGGGAGCTCGCTTTAAAGAATATGGAAGGAGTGGCTACCGCAATGGCAGCAGGAATTGAACTCTACCAAGAACTCTCAGAAAGGTGGTAATGTGCAACTACCTAAAACAATATCGATTGCAGGGCAGAGGGTAAAACTTGAGCTAGTTCCTTTTAATGGGGACAGTCCTGACTTCGGTATGTACTTGCACGATAAAAAGACTATCGAGATAAATAAAAGTTTAAAAGGCAAAGTCCTATTAAACACTATCCGACATGAAATGATGGAAGCTAGTTTACTCATAAGTGGAGTAGGGTGGCTTGAGAACTACGACCAAGAAGCTGTTGTACGCTGTATGGAAGAAATATTTTTTCCTGCTTGGGAGTTATTTTTGAAACGAGCAACTTGAAAATTTGAGTGTAAGAAAACAAGGTTTTAAAGAAAGTGGTCCCTTCGCAGTTTATACCCCCTCTAGCGATGATATTTCTCTCGCGCATACGAGGGCTACTGAAATGGGAGTTCTTCCTAATTCATTTACTCAAGGCATGGGGCGCATGACTGGTTGTTTAGGAGAGATAGTCGTTAATAAATTTATTAAAAAAAGTGTTTATGTAGGTAACTACGTTTTTACTCATGACTTAGAACACCGCCATAAACGAATAGAGGTTAAGTCTAAAACTTGTGGGTCTATACCGAAACCTGAATACTCTGTTTCTGTTAATGGGTCATCTAAGAAAATCCCTGACAACGATGTTTATTTTTTTACCAGAGTCAGGAAAGACTTAATGTTTGTATGGATTGTTGGTTGGTTGCCTACAACTAAATTTTTTAAAGTAGCTCAGTTTAAAAAAAGAGGAGAGCAAGACGATCACGGATTTACTTACAAAGCAGCGGGATACCACACAGAAATGGATAAGCTTAATAATCCATTTAGTTATAAATGATTTAGTCGTAAGGGCTTTCCTCTTCTTCTTCAGGAGTCGAAATGTAAATAGGTAAGTCGTTTCCTGCTGCTCCTGCTATGTTGTACCAAAAGTATTCATCGGCTTCAACTGTAGACATATCTTGGGCTAACAAGTTTATGCATTTTTCTATAGAATAAACAGCTCTAGGAGGTTCATGTTCTACGTCAATACCTACAAAAGCTTCATCTAAATCATCTGCCAATACTACAGATACCGAGGGGAGGGTCTGTTCAATGAAATTTTCTATTTCTTGTCTGGTCATAAAATGGCTATTATTTTGTCATTTTGAATATTATCTATATCATACTTCTCGTCCAGATCAATTTCCCAAATCTTACCTCCTCCTTGGCCCCTAGATTTTATAGGGCGTAGATGAGAATTATTACGAGCAGCGTCTTCCATTATACCAATCCCCCGACGTAAGAACTCCATAGAACCAGACATACCAACATTCCTCCCTCCGTTAAAGTCTTGAACCTTAACTTGAAAATCTGTAAGGGTTCCCCTCCATGTAACGCTATGTCCATACTCCCTAGCTCTTTTAACAAAAAACTCAACAAGCTCTGCAATGCTTGACCTACTTGAATTATCGTAAGCAGCACTTGCTATAACAGGATCAATGTATGAATCGACTCCAAATCTAGAAGTACCTAACACGGCTTTCGGAGGTTTAAAGTCTATTAGGAATTTAGCGAAGTAGGGTAGTTCGTCTTTTATTGTTTGCTCCAGAATGTGGTTAGGAGGAAACTTACTTCTAGAAGTCTCACTAATAAGCAGTGCCATAATCTTGTCACGGTTACTTGAGTCTAACGCAGGTATCACGCTAAGACTGTTAGGGTCCATGTTGAGAGACATTATAACTCGACCTGTCCACGGAACACTGATCGCATCTACATGTTTCGCATGGTATTCCATTCTAGGATTAGCTACTGCTTTCTTAATTAACTCTGTTGCTTTTCGCTGATCCTGAAAAGAAGCTGCACTAACTGTATCATCGATTACCCACGCAGCTTTACCTCCTAAGTCTTTGTTAAAGCTTGTGCCTCCTGATATGTATTCAGAAGCATCCGCAAAACCTCCCACTAATGCAGAGATAACACAGTTACTTAACAGTGATTTTCCTTTGTTAGTAGGACCCACTAAAAGTAATGCCTGACCTTGAGCGGCATTCTTATCTATTACAGATACATAGAACCTTTGTAGCCACGCATAAAAATAATCTATCGTAGGAGTCTTTGAATTATTTACAAATAAACCAGATAACCATTTGTGTATGAAAGGCCAATCCTTTTTGTCTCCTGAATCTGCGGGTTTAACAGGATTTATATTAGCGTTATTAAGTATCCTTCTACTATTGTAGGTAACAACTCTGTCTTTTGAAAAGATAACAGGAGCTATCTCGTCGATACGATTATCGTTGCAGATAGAAACAAGTGCATTCTCTACCTCTGAACAAGCTTTACCTGCTCTAATCTTAGGAGAGAACCCTGCTTGTCTTAATTCCAGTATAAGTTGTTTCTCCTGAATTTGCTGAGCAGCCCCATAAATTAGTTTGAAATACGTTTTACCGTTGTACCAATACGTATCGAGAATACCTGAAGTCTTTGTAGTCTCATAATCAGACACAAACTTTTTACCGAAGATCTCTGTCCAAGTAACGAAACCTTTTCCTGCTCTGTCGCTGTAGGTAACCATGCCGTTGTCTGAAACCTGACAACCTTCTCTTTCTATACCATCATCGATCCAGAACAAAGGCCCTCTGCTACCTACATTAAACTCACCCTCCCATCGGTTAGGAAACCTTTTATTTACCTCTTCAGCAATAACATCAATAGGAATAGAAACTTCAGATACTTGAGGGGGCTTATCCATCGCTGCTTTCCTGTAAGCTGATTGATAGATAGATTCAGCTAAAGGATCTCCTACTTTTGTCCAATCAACTCCTAGCTCAAAATACTGACTAGCTTTGAGAGAAGACTTATCAAACCCCGCGCAGATCCTATCTAGAGCTAAGTAGTTAGACATCCTCTTCATGAACTCTGCAAACAGATCAGGAGCCACTGTAATCCCTGATTCAAACTCCCAGACTAATCTCAAGTAACCTGACTGAGTTTTTGATCTCCACGTAGGCATTGCAGCTTTGCATTGAGTTGCTAGAATTTTATCGATGATCGAGAAATCTATAGGAGCGTCATAGTCAGCTACAACTCCCCACACTGTATGAGGTGGGTTACTTGAGGAGACTCGAAGGGATGGGGTATCTCCTATAACAGTACTGTAGAAACAATGATCTGTATTCTTATCAGCACACCAAGCTCTAAATTTAGCTTTATCTTTAAATGTTGGTTTCTTTTTTTGTAAAGTGGATAAGTCTTTTGACTTAATCGCTTTGTTGTCACACAGGTTTTTAATATATCTATATTCCATTACTTCTCATATTCAGTTACTATTTTTCCTTCCGCATCAAGAGGGATATCGGAAATCCACGGTGGAGGAGTTTTCATTATGTTGAGCACTTTGTCCAATCCTTTTTGAGCATCCTCCTTTTCAATTTCAATTACAAATTCGTCATGAACGTGAAATATTACTTTAAATCCTTCTTGCTCTAGCCTAACCAACATGTCAGAGAATATGTCCCTCGCTAAGGCTTGAGATATGTTTTCTGCTAAAAGACCTCCCCACAATCTAACAGGGATTTTCTTAGCTCCTTTAGTCAACATTGCAACATAGTTGCGTCTGTTATTTTGAATAGTTGTTTTTATTTTTCCGTAATTTAATTGTCTACCAGACGGGAGCTCCAGAATGAAGTCTTCTTTCTTAGAGTAAGCTATATGCAATTTCCGTTGAATAGAGTTCCATAAACCCACAACTTTTTTCATAGAGGTTCTATATAACCTAACAGATTGCATTGCCTCATCTAGGGGCATGCCAGAGATCATAGAAAATTTATTAGCACTAACTCCATAACCACAACCAAGCACCATAGTTTTTACTCGATGACGCAGTTTAGGTTTTTCATCTTTTAATGATCCTCTGCTTTCATCCCATAAGTTAAATTGACATGCAAAGCCTTCGTATATGTCATCAGAGTTTCTAATTACTTCTAAAGTTTCTGTATCTTCAGATAACCAACATAAAGTTCTAACTTCAATTTGAGATAGGTCAGCTACGATAAGCTTTTTATCTTTGCTAGGCGAAATAAGTTTTCTTAGATTTGTGCCTAAGAGTTCCCCTCGCGGTAAGTTTTGTAAATTAAGGTTACCGCCTGACCCACTAAACCTTCCTGTATGAGCCCCAAAATACATAAGACCTCCGTAGTATCTACCATCATCCATCGTGGCATTATCAAAAGATTCTAACTTTCTTTTAAGGGAGTTAATCCTTCTATAGTCTCGAACAGCTTCAATCCATTTGTACTTATGTCCGTGTTCTTTAATCCAAGCGTTAGCTTCATCATCGGTCATCGATAAACTAACAGGAGGCTCAAGTCCCATCTTTCTACATTCTTCGTTAAATGCTTTTCTAGATAATGGAGTAGCGGTGTCTAGCCACGGGATGTTATTCTCTGCCTCAAATAACTTTATGTTTATATTCTCTTTTTGTTTTTTAAGTTCTTCAGCGTCAATCGGAACACCTCTCTGCATGCACAGTCTATTTATTTTACTGATATCTCTTTCAGCTTCGGGCCACTTATCTTGCAGATCTCTCCATAAATCTAAACAATATTCAGAATCTTTAAGAGCATACTCATCGACTTCTTTTTTAAATTCCTCATCCATATCTTCCCATCTTTTACCCGCCATATTATCACGAGTCGTCTTGTCCATTTCCAAATCGTACAGTACAGAGGTAGCTCCTTTAAGAG